CGTCGTTGTAGAAGGCGATCACCCCGTCATTGCCGTCAAAGACGATGCGGCGACCGTCCTCTGCCCCGAAGGGGAGGACTATGCGGTTCTGGCTACTGGTGCGTGTGGCCGATGCACCGGCGTAACCGTCGAAGGTGACACGTACCGTTTCGTCATCGAAGGCCTCGCCCAGTCGGGTCGCAGGAATGACGCCAGGTGCCTCAAAGTTGGATGACTCGGCCGGATCACCCGAAGTGGCTTCATCGTCCATGCGGATGTAGGCAACGTCGAGCTCCTCATCCAGTTGCTCGACAGTGCCTGAAAGCGTCTTGTGAGTCCGCTGCTGGGCCAGAGCCTCATGCACGGTGATCTTTGATATCGCTCGGATGAGCTGGGCGAGATTGATCTCAGGTGACGTCATAGGTAACCCGTTTCATGGTGTGCTGCATAAGTCCCCCGCTGCGCAGCTCCATCGACCAGCCTGTTTCCAGCCAGCGTTGTCCGAAGGCCACGACCACATCGTGAGTGTCATGCCGGGGATCGAGTGTGGAGGAGAACACCAGGTGTTCAAACGCATCACCCGAGCGGGCCAGGTTGCGAGCACCTCTGGTCGCCTGAGCCTGATTGGCGAGCCCCTGCACGTTCTCCACCTGGCCGATGCGGAACCCCCGCTCAGCGAAACTATGCGGCGCTGACGAGGGGATCTGATAGCGCCCGCTGCGCAGCCGTCCAGTGCCCGAGTCGAACACCGCGAAGTCGTTCGGCGCCCGCAAGAAATCGTCGCTGGGGACGATCGAATCAGCTATGACGCGGGTGCCGTCCTCATAGGCCGGTATGGTCGGCTGGACCACCTCAGGATCTGGTGCCTGATCGAAGTGCAGCAACCCGTCACGGTCGAACCAAGGGTCAGCGAACCCCACAATGGCGCCAAGATCGGTCAGCATTTGAATCCAGGTCGCTCCCGGCTCCCAGGACAACGGCTCAGCCAGTCCGCGGGAAGCCTCAGGACCGAACGGTAGATCCAGCCGGGCATGTTCAAAACCAGCTCTGTTGCAGAGGAACACCATGATCAGGAGGATGGTCGCTCCCCGCCCCCATCCGAACGCCCGGGTCGATTGCTGATCGAGGATGTACCCGAAGTCCAGCAGCTCCGAGTGGTGCTCCTCCCCCCAGGAGCGCCTGGGGCGATTCTGGTCGGCCCATAGGAATGTACCGAGCCGGAACTCCACCTCATTTTGGAGCACCATGTAAACGCGGAGCCGGTCGGATTTGGTGTTGACGTCGGTCGCTTCATCGGGAAGAAGCTTGAACCCACTCAACTGACGTGACGCGCTGGAGTCCACATCGTTGGATATCGACGGCGTCGCCCCGGCTCGATCAGGGTGCAGCTCCCCGATCGGTCGCAACTCACGGTCGCACAGCTCAAAACGAAAGCTGTCGGCACGGCGCCTGACACCATCGAGGTTCAGAAGCTGCTCGGTAGTCGGCGCCCAGACCATCAAAGCTCACCAAACGCTTGCTCGTATAAACGAACGATGTGCTCAGCCCAACTCAGCCCGAGATCTTCGGGACGCTGTCCCCATCCACATGCACAAGCCCCCATGTAGGGACCAGGGTTGACGCGCTGATGTTCAACCAAGATCTGAACCAAGACAGCACGTCGAAGACTCATCGCCAGTTCCCTGGTTGCCCACCTGCTCGGCGTGCTCCACCCACATGGCTGTACTTGCGGCATGCGTTTTCCCGAGTGATGCCCATGGCCTCACCGATGTCAGTCCACGTCGCGGGCAGATCCTCGTTGTTGCGGAGCTTGCGGATCGCCGTCTCGATGTGGGTCTCCAGCTCCCCCCGGAATTTCACCATCTCCCTGAGCGCTTCGGGATCGGCATCTCCCACCCGTTCACCCAGATTGGCCACGACGCGGCGGACGAACACGAAGTACTCCTCGATGGGGGTCTCGTTGCTCCATGGCATTGTCATAGTGAACATACTAGGCCTCCTCGGAGCCAACGTCAACACATCCACCACCCGAGGTTTACGGGACTTCCACCGGAACAGGCAGGGCATGGGTAGGAATGGCCTCTATAGCGGCCTTGTAGCGGTGCGCTGGTTGGCTCTGAGGCACTTCGGGGGTCGTCAGGTGCCCTAGAACCTGAGTCCCCTGGTTGTCCAGCAGGCAGACGTAGGGGACCTCCAGAGAGCGGATCAGGTTGAGCAACGGCGTGAGCACGTGCTGGCCACCCTTGCCTGTCAGGGTGATCTGGTTGATCGTGACCTCGGTACGCCAGCCGACGCCGCGATCCTCTGACTCCATGAACACCACCTGCCGGTCAGCGCCGTGAATCCTCAGGGTCTCGTCGCCTTCGGCACTCAGGATCGGGTAGGTGGATTCCGTGTCGTAGAAGTAGGCCACCTCCAGCGAGGGATCGTGGTTGGAAGTGAGGATGACCAGCAGTCCATTCGTCTCAGGCGTGACCGCGTTTGACTCTGTCCACACACTGATCCGGCCATCCCGACCGACCGCTCGAATCCGGTACTCAACCTCGGTGTCCCGCGGCACCTCATGGTCATCATCGGGGAGACTGGCCGTCGCCGCGGTGTTGAGATTGGCGAGACGATGCCAGTCTCCACCGTCCAACCGTCGCTCCAGCTCGTAACGGGCGAACAGAGCGCCCATGCCCGATGCCGGAAGAGTCCAGGACACACCGACGTGCTGCACGGTCGGCGCCTCGGCCACGGCGTACGTCGTGACCGGAACATCAACGATCGCTGCGACAAGGTTGGTCGGTGGGTCGGGCTGGCGGATGAGGTTGATGCTCATGTCCCGCGTTGTCACGTGAGCACCGTCGATCACAGCTCCGTCCGTTGTTCCACCGAACGACCTCGTAGAAGCCAGGGAGGCATCAGGAGCGAGCACGTACCAGTCAAACGATCCTGTGTGCGTGAGCCTGATCTCGTACTGAGTGCCTCCCACGAGCGCAGCCCCTGAGGAGAGAAACCCCGTCAGATAGCGGAGTCCGTCAGATCCTTTCGGGATCTTGCGAGCCTCCGTCAGCGTGATTGAGAACTCCCCGCCCACCTGGACCCCGTCCGAGACACGGTGGATGCGGATAGTCAAAGTGGACGGACCGGTCGACGCGGGGAAGACCGGCAGGCGGAACCCCAGGTAGCTCTGCGAGCTCGCAGGAGTGAATCGTTGCCCGGTTGTGCCCGTCCCCGACCTGAAGGGCACGACGTCTTCTAGATCGAGGCGGTAGGGCTGGCTGTCAACACTGTCGGCCGCATCGCTGCGCAACAGAGCCAGGCCGTAAGCCGCTCGGCTGTTCGCGCTGAATGGCTTCGACGGGCGGCCGAAAGCATCATGGGTGACGAGAAACGACGCGGGAACGTCGCTGGGCGCGACGCCGATGCCGTGATGATGCAGGGGAAAAACAGTGCCTGGAGGCTCGCCCGCGGGCCCCAGATCCTGATACGCCCCGTTCCAACGGACATCATCGGCCACGGTCGGCCCGTACTCGCTCGGGCTCACCGTCTGGCGCCAGTAGTAGAGATGGTTCACTCCCGAGGGTTTCGACCAATCCGCCGTGCCCGCGGGCAGGGTGCGCAGGGTGTCGGTCGTCACAGTGATGAGTCGCTGGTTGCCGATGTCCTCGGGTCGGCGCCACACACCCACAGCTACCCGGTTTTCCGTCTCCAGGTACTGGACGTTCAAGGCGACCGCGTAGGCGCGGGGGTGATTCGCCGTTGTAGCAGCCAGACCGGAGCGCAAGCGGATGAAAGACGTGCCCCCCGGCCTGAAGTCCGCTATGTCGGCTGGCGTCCAGGGACGCTGGGTCGCCGGGTTGATCTCGCCCCACCAAAACCCATGGATAGAGCCGTAGCCATGCACGTTACGCGTGGCGTCCCCGGCCGGATGATAGATGGTCCCTCCGATGTCCATCGTTATCGACATCTTGCGGAACCCGGTGTTGGCCCCAAGGATGGCCTCCACAGCGACCCAGAACACCCGGCCATTCACCGCGGCACCCCCGGTGTGGAACAACGAGGCGTCAACCGAGCAGCGGTACTCGGTGGTCGGAGTCATGGTACGAATCCACAGGTCCCCGGCCGCCGTGCTGGGCCACCTGCTGGCGTCAGCATTGATGTTTTGCCAAAGGTTCGTGGTGGCCCCGGTGAACTTCGCCCACCCCCCGTTGGGCCCATCGGCGTTGGGAGCCATGCGCGCCAGCTTGGGTATGGCCGTGGTCTCGTTGCCCTCGGTGATCACGTCGATCAGCGTTGGCACGCTCGCCCGGGCCTGAGGGTTCACGTTCGCAGAGAGCTTCAGCGCGGTGATCGTCTCCGCGGTGGTTGACACCAGGCGCTGCATTCGCGCCGGGGCTCCGGCCCACACCCGCGAATTCTGGCCACGCGACATCAGCCACTGATTACCGAGCACCTCAGGAAAGTCAGGGTTGTAGTCAGGCATCTAGGCTGTCCTCGCCTTGTGAAGGAGCTTGCGCTCCTCCAGGACCCCGAGAAACGCCTTGCCCGCTGCCCTGCCCTCGGCCGGGGTCGTCGCCTGGACACTCAGATGCTCGATATGAACGGTGGCCTTGTCGCCGCCCCTGTGCCCTCGGCGGTAAACCCTGGCCTCCCGAGCGTTCAGCACAGCCTCATCCCTGTGCAACCGGGCAGGGAAATTGTCCCGAGGGACTCGACGGAGCCCGGCTCGGTAGCCGCCCGCCTTGTCCCACCCCGCGGGCCCAGAGCCGTAGCGCTGCTTCGTGTAAACGATCGAGGCGACGATACTCCCCAATGGGTGAAGGAAGTTCGTCCCCCACAGCGACGGGAACCCGGCGACGCGGCTCGTGTAGGCGCTCCTGATGTTCTGCATCAGACCACCGCTGGGGTCACCACGCTGGGCGTTGGAGTCCCAGTTGTTGATGACGTTGGGATTGCCGCCCGACTCCTGGTTCATACGTCGCAGCAATGACCCGATCCAGGACGCGGGGGAGTTGGTCATCTCCAGGGCTCGCAGGGCCGTCGCCCGCCAGCGCTCCACACCCCCACCCGCGTACCCGGAATTCTTGCCGGGACCACCACCGGACATGACCTGCTTGGATTCGTGCTCATCCGTCTTGCCGCGGGCCCAGTTGTACATCTTGTCCACGATGCCCTTACCCGCGTCCTTCATCCATCGGAAGATCGGCAGCTTGCCCACCATCGACTTAGCGGCGTCACGAACGGGACCGAGAGCACGAGTCGTGATGTCCCTGGCGAAGTCAGCCGCAGCACCGGCCGCCCCTGCAACACCACCAACGACCCTACCGACACCGCCCTTGACGGCATCGACCACGCCTCCGAGCTGGTAGCCGGGCACCCCATCAGCTCCTAGCTTGTTTGCAGCCCATCCCAGCAGGGCGAGATTCCTGCGTCGATAACGAGGGTCGGTAGCTATGACAGCCTCCGGGTAAGCCGGGTTACCCTCACCTGCGAGGAACTGAGGACCGTTGGTGATGCCACCCTGCGCCAAGGCCGAGCCCTGGAAGCCAGACCCTGCATTGCTGCCCCCTCCATCACCGACCTTGTTTATCTCATCGATGTTGACACCGGGGATCTTGTTGATCAGGCGGATAAACCAGTTGATGACGCCGATTACCTTGTTTACGCCAGTCTTCACTTTGTCCTTGATGCCGTTCCAGATCCTGGACAGGGCATCTCTCATGCCACCCCAGATCGATTTCCACTTGTCGCGTAGGCCGCGGATAACGTCCAGCACCGTGTCGCGGGCAGCCCTGACCTTGTTTCCGATGGTCTCCTTGATGCGGTCCCAGACGCCAGAGACGAAAGACTTGATCCCGTTCCAGATCGTCGTAGTCGTGTTCTTGATGCCGTTCCACACCAGCGAGATCACAGTCTTGATGGCGTTGACCTGAAGCATTACGAAGGCGACAAGGGCGTTCCAGATCACCCTGAGGAAGCCGAGGAAGGCGTTCCAGATCGCTTTGGTTATGGCCAAGATCGCTTGCCAGGCAACCGAGATCACAGCCTTGATGACGTTCACGTGGATCATCACGAAGGCGACAAGGGCGTTCCAGATTACCCTGAGGAAGCCGAGGAGGGCACTCCAGATCGCTCTGGTTATGGCCAAGATCGCTTGCCAGGCAACCGAGATCCCCGCACGGATCAGACCGACTGCCAGGCTGATGACGGCTTGGATGCTCTGCCACACACCCGAGATGATCAACTTCATACCCTCCCAGGCCCTGCCCCAGTCCCCGTTTATCAGAGCCAGCACGGTCTGGATGATGCCGCGGATGATGTTGATGGCCCCCTCGATGATGCCGCGGAGGGAGTCCCAGGCCGTCTGCACGAGAGTAAGGATCGCGCTCCCGAAGCGGTCCCACAGAGCCATGACGACGGTCACGAACACTTCGATGATGCCGCGGATCACGGCGATGACGTGGCCGATCGCCTCCTGCACCTGGGGCCAGATCTTCTTGACCCAAGCAACGATCTGGGAGAACTTCTCCATTACCAGAGCGGCGAACGACTGGATGGCAGGTAGCGCGGTCTGCGTGAACCAGGAGACCACAGCGTCTACGGCATCACGGAACCAATCCCAGCGCGTATAGGCATAGACGACTGCTCCAGCCAGCAGCATGATGCCGCCCACGACCGCTATGACCGGGAGAGCCGCCAGGAGAGCCGAGACGGCGAACGCCGTCAGGGCAACCGCGGCAATAGCCAACCCCGCAGCCAGCCCGGCCAACAGAACCTTGGGGTTCTCCTTGAAGAACCCGACCACTTGCTTGGCAAAGGTACCTACCGCCTCGCCCGCGTTCTTGATGTGTGGCCATGCGGTGCGAAGTGCCACCCCGAGA